TTGTTCATCTTTTTGATGTCCCGTTCGAAATTATAAACCCCTGATTTCCACTCAGAAATTGCCCTTTCCAGATTTTGTTGTTTATGAAAGGGGGTAGATATCACGCAACTTTTCCAAAAAATTCGTCCGACAATGCTGTAACTTAGTGGTACTAGGTAAAAACTATCTAGCCCTCGAAAGAAGGACGAAAACTAAATGAACAAAGCAATGATTGAGTCATACCTCCGCAACCTTGCGGGTCAGGTCATCGGCGCAGTAATGATTGTCAGCCAGACATCTGGCATCTCTTCACCCCTTGACTTCACAGGTGCCGAATGGCTCCTTGTAGCCAACGCTCTCTGGGCCTCCCTTGTACCTGTAGCCCTCCGCTACATCAACAAGTCTGACCCTGCTTTCGGGCGTGTCGCTGAAGTAGCAGCGAAGGAAGTTACAAAAAAGTTATCCACAGCCGCTGCGAGCGCGAAGAAGGCTCCAGCTAAGAAGACCACAGCAAAGAAGTAAGTTATTTGGAAGTGGGGCCTTCGCGGGCCCCGCTCTCCATATTTTTTACCTCACCGACATAGGAGACAAAAATGGCAATGAGTATCGCAGAGGCCCGCGCCCACGCTGATAAAGAATTGGCACTGCGTGCCGAAATCAAAGAATTCACGGACATGCTCTCAAACCAGGACTACCGCACCAAGGTAGAGAAGTCGGCTATCAGTGCCGCCCTTCAGGAGAAGCGTCAAGAATTGAACGACCACCTCGCCCTTGCTGCTGAAGCTTAAGAGGTAAAAAAATGTCCGAGCTGACTCCCTTCGATGAACCGAAGGAAGAGGAAGACCTCGAACCCGCACTTGATACTCCCTTAGACCTGCGCCCCGACCTAACGGCGATTGGCCTGGTCGAGATGGAGCGCGGCGTTGTTGAGGATACCTACGAGAACCGCCAAGTACTTCGCGGCGCGTTAATGAACTGGGATGCCGTCTATTCACAGACGGGCACCCCAACGGGACTCATCGCGGCTCGCTCCCAAGAACAATCTAAAGAACGGCGTGTCCTTTCCCTAACGGAAAAGAAGCCGCTCCTCTCAAACCCACTTGACAATAACTCTGACTACATAACGGGCCTCGACTTGCTGGTCGACGAAACGGCGTGTCGTATTACACCACCTTGGGTAGTCGGCGCGACTAAGGCATGGCAAGCGGAACAAGCGGCTGGAGGTCCGAAGTCGGACAAGCGAGCGCCCGCAGCTTTACCTCACCGTTGTAGAACGGTAAAAATTGACGGCTTGCGTTGCATGCTCTGGTCATCTGGACGGTTGAAGGATGACGGCTTGTGCCGTGTCCACCTCCGCACCCAACGAAAACCAGGGGAGGATGTGGAACGGGCACGCAGGAAACTAATGCAGTCTGCCCCATACGCAGTAGATGTTCTAGAAGAGATGATGGAGACGGCTGTCTCTGAGCCTGTCCGCCTCAAAGCGGCAAGCGAAATCCTTGACCGTGCTGGTGTGAAGGGTGGATTCGAGTTCGATGTCAATGTTGAGATAACGGATGGTCGTACTCCAGCCCAGATTGTGATGGAACGGCTTGCCCGCCTGAAACAAGGCGCGGAGAACACAGCTCAGCTCCTGGCAGCTACAACTTCCATACAAGATGCCGATGTCATCATTGACGCGGAAATCCAGGACGACGAAGAAATTTTACCTACGGCGAGCGCCGAGGTAAAAAATACAGACGAAGACGAATCCGTCAAGTCCCAGGAAATCTCAGCGGAGGAGCTCGAAGAGCTATGATGACGGTAGAACAACTTATTGAAGATGCTGAACAGCTTGCGGCTCGGTTACAGTCGGACATCATTGAGTGTCGAACCCGCGATGAACACATCCGAGTATCGGCACGGGCGAATGAAGCGGCTAATCTGCTTAACGGCCTGAAGGTATTACAGCTCGAAGCAACGGAACCCGTCCGCAACATAAGCGGCATGGGGTTTATAGATTAATTACTACCTATGCTAGTCCTTAGCATAGTTAGTAATTAATGATTTGTCAAGCGGCAAGGAGATACGGCGTGCCTAAGTCAAACGGCAAGTGTGACCAAGAGGTAGACCCTACCGATTGGGTGGACAGAATGGATGAGTTACCAAGTTAATGGAAACGGTATTGAAAGATTGCTTCTGGTGCGGCGAGGCGTATGACATCGGCCTGCACGAACGGTGCCCTAAATGCTCAACGGACATCAACAGCAAAGCAGCTGATGCTGACGGCACATCCAAATAACTTTTAACAAACGGCCTGGTCCCTAAAGTTCCTATCATAGAACTTGCCGTACAAGGTTAGAACTAAGTCTGTCCATTAACGGCCTGTGGATAACTCGACGGAGCGGCCAGCTCAAAGCGTTACCCAACATCCAAATAACTTTTACCTGGCGGAGCTAACGGCCCGCGTTTCCTGCTTGACAAGACTTGACACGGTAAGTAGGATAGGTTTCTCAACACGGAGCGCCGAGAAACTGAAGAACGGCCCGCCCAAGAAACCAATAACTTTTTAAACCGCGCTGCTAGCTCAAACGCTACTCGTCAGTAACTTGACAGCGGTAACGGTTCGCTCTATGATAAAAACATGATTGAACTATTTATACTTTGGAATGTTGCAGCGGCTCGAGCTGACAACGGGTCGGAAGACACTGACGCAACAACGGGTGTCATCGTTGTATGGGCGGTGTTCCAAATTTTGATATGGCCTATATCGATGTTTGCATTGCTGTGGAAGAAAGTCGGCATGCGCTGGGACAGGGCCTTAATTGTTTCTGGAATTGTTATGACCTGGGGCCTATGGCTTGGCGGCGAGAACTTCTTCTTCGGCATGGGGATGCTCGCGGTAGTAGCGGCATTCTCGGTGATTGCATATCAAGTCGTGTCGGATAGTTGACAAATGTAAATCTCCTGCTCTATAATAAATTTAGGAGGAAAGACAAAATGAAAACAAAAGACGAAGTAAAGAATTATTACGCAGACCAATGCAAGGGTGCCATCGGAGCAAAACTAATTTCGGTACGCCCTATGACAGAATCGGAACTTGAAGCTTTCGGCTGGGAAGAATACGATTCAGAAGGCGCGATTGTTTTAATCTTTGATAATGGTCATGTGTTGATACCTGCTCGTGACCCTGAACTAAACGGCGCTGGATTTATGGAACCAGCAGAAATGACAAAAGGATAAAAATGGAAACAAGAGAACTCGCTCTTTTATTTGCGGGAATGTTAATTGGGAGTGGCTTGACCCTGTTTGTTTGGGTGGTCATCCAACTTAAGCCAACCTACAGAAGGCAGATGAGAAGAAGCACATACATCCCACCTTCAATTGAGGGCAGGAAGTATCAAAGGCAATACAGAAAGATAAACAAAAAGTTTGATAACAGTTTGGTAAAGATGCACAAAGCACTTGACAAATACTAATGTCAGTGCTCTATAATAGATTTATTAGGGAACACCCCCTAATAACAAAAAACGATGAAGGAGACAAACCCAAGTGGGATACACACACTATTTCTCAAAAGTAGGAATCACTCGTGACGATGCAGTTCGTTTCGAAATGTTTGCCAACGGCGCTCGCACTATTATCGAATACGCCACAACTCAAGACAAGATTCAACTTGCCGACGGCATGGGCGAAAAGCTCGGTGGTTGGGAAGTTACCGATTCCGTAGTTAGTTTCAATGGTTACGGCGCGGACTCACACGAAACCTTTTATTGGTCTTTAGATGAAAAGGGATTCAACTTCTGCAAGACGGCACGCAAGCCATACGATGCAGTAGTGACGGCGTGCCTTATTCACTTAAAGGAATGCTACGGCTCTGCAGTGGACATCGGCTCGGACGGATACTGGTCTGAGTGGTCAGACGGTGCACGCCTCTACCGCAACGCACTCGGCTTGGAAGCAGTAGACCCTACGGCAAGTGAAGCGGTCAGCGCATAACAGCCAGGGGCTAATTAGAAATCTAACGGCTCGCCAATAAGCACCCACAGCGATGGGACTTGGCGGGTCGTTTTTCTTTGGAAAGGTAAAATTTATAAATGGACGAGAAGAAGCGGGAACGCGAGCGCATCAAGCGGATGACTAAGGGCGTGCCTGGAAGCTATGTGCAAAACCAGAAGTCCCAGGTATTTGAAGACCGCCGCACAAAGCGGATGCGAACCAGGGAAGTAAAAAATCGCACAGCGATTGAGGAACAGATTCCAGAAGAATAGTTCGGCTGCTGCAGCGGCGGAGCAGCGTTCCTGCACTAACTTCCAAATAACTTTCCTTTTTTAATTCCAGGGCCCCTGGACATCAACGAAATCTTGTTATCAAACTGTTATCAAAAAACCCCTATTTGGATTTGCCAGATGTCAGAGAGATGATGTAATGTTTCTCTTGTTAGCGAAGATAAGTTTCTCTAACCCTCCTCCACTACCGAGTGCAGGTTGATACAGAAAGGACGCAGAGACACCAGTGTCAAAAGCGAAAGTAGTGAACAAAGTCGTGCAGGAAGTTCAAGTTGAACAGACCGCCGTTGTTCTAGATGCAACATCACAAGCAATAATCAACGAGTTCTTTACGACTCGAACAATGGTGAACGAACTCACCAAAACACAAAAAGCACTAGAGGCACAAGTCAAGGCAATCTTGGGTGATGCTGAAGTTGGAATTGTGGATGGAGTTGTTCGCATCTGTCGAGAGACTCGACACAAGAACTACCTCGACTCAAAGAAGTTGAAGGTAGCCTTCCCAGAAGCATTTGATGCTTGTTCAGAAGACAAGCCTTATGTGGTTCTAGTAGCGAAGTAATTCGTTAGCCCCTCTCCTTCGGGAGGGGGGCTTTCTACTCGCAAAACGACACGCTGCTGCAGAACTTGCATCAAGTGCAGAAAAATGTAATAATAGTTCTACAAAGCAAGACACCCATAAAAACGACGGAAGGAATAACAACAAGTGGAAAAGTTCATTGTGAGAGCAACACTTACAAAACATTACGAAGTTGAAGTCAAAGCAGAAGATGCAATGAAAGCCATTGAGTCTTTAGATGAATGGATTGCAGACGACTTTGAGGATTTCGAGGTTGGCGCTAAATGGGACTTCGAGGCATCATAAAAATGACGAAAGGAAATGAAATGCAAAAGTATCAAATGACAGTAGTTTTCACAGCAGATAGAGAACTATCAGAAGGTGAACTCGACACTCTACTGACAACTTGCGTTGTTCAGATTGAAGAGCCAGTTGAAGAAATAGGTGGCGACGACGCCGACTACTCAACAACAATTCAAACCACAGACATTTTCAAAGTTGCATAAGTAAAAACGACGAAAGGAAAACAAATGCCAAATTGGGTCTATAACAACCTCACCATAACTGGTGATGAAAAAGCGATTGCGGAGTTCAAAGAACTTGCAGCAAAGCCTTACAACACTTACTACGAAGATTACAAAACTAATCAGCAAGTAGAAAAGCCACACGAAGGCGCAATACAGTTCTGGAACTTTATACAGCCAGAAAACAAACAGGCATACTTCGGAGCAAGCGATTACAAACCTGAGGGCTACGACGAGATGTCCAGCGAAGAGAAACTTGCTCACTCAATGAAGTTCTCATCTGATGGCTGGTATGACTGGAATCTTCGCAACTGGGATACGAAGTGGGACGCTTGCGACCCTAGCCTCAATACGGATACTCCGACTGAACTTCAATACAGTTTCAGCACGGCTTGGTCTGCTGCCGAGGGAGCATACCGAGCAATGGTTGAACAGTTCCCGACTCTGCACTTCGAGTTCCACTGTGAAGAGGAACAAGGTTGGGGCGTAGAGTTTGCTGGTGAGAACGGCGAGTTATTCGTAGTCAAGGAGTGGGATGTTCCAAACAGCCACGCCGACTACAAAGACCGAGACAACGAGGACGGATGTGCTTGTGCTCAAGGCTGGGACTACGAAGATTGGTATGACGACTGCCCCGACAATCCAAACAAGACGGCGGAAGCAGTTCAGGCGTTCGAGGACATCAGCGAACTAATCTAAAGTTGGCGAAGGTGGGAGGGCGAGAGTCCTCCCATTTTCATTGCCGCTGCAAGTAAAAAGCAGTAGACTGACTAAGACAAACGGCTGAGGTAAAAAATAGAGGACGAAATGAAAATACTTGACTTGTTCTGCTGTGAAGGCGGAGCTGCTAAGGGTTACAGCAAAGCTGGCTTTGAAGTAGTCGGCGTTGACTTAGACCCGAAGTTCGGCAAGCGATACCCATTTGAGTTCCACGCCGCTGATGCATTGGAGTATGTAAAAGAGCACGCACACGAGTTTGATGCAATCCACGCATCTCCCCCGTGTCAGGCATACTCGGTTACCCGCAACTCTCATAGCCGTAAGCACCCAGAACTTATTGAACCGACTAGAAAAGCACTCATAGCAACAGGCTTGCCTTATGTCCTTGAGAATGTAACGGGCGCACCGCTACACAACCCAATAACTCTTTGCGGACGAATGTTTGGCCTGGAGGCTATTGACGACGACGGCGAGAAAGTTGTTATGGATAGACACCGACTATTCGAGTCAAACATTGACCTTGTGCAGCCCGAACACAAACTTCACGACAAGACAGTTCAAGTAGCGGGCTCATACGGCGGTGCAAGGCGAGATAAAATTGAGGCACGCTATGTTCGTAAGGGTGGCTATGTCCCAAGTAAAAAAGTTCAAGAGTCTTTGCTTGGCATTGACTGGATGACTCAATACGGGTTGTATCAGTCACTACCTCCCATCTACACAGAGTTTATTGGCAAGCAGCTCATCAACCACATCAAAGGAGTAAAAATTGGCTAGCAAGAAAGTAAAAAACACAGACAGCGAAACACCAGCTCCAGCTGCAACTGAAGGCGAAGTTGTTCGCACCTTGAACTACTTTGCTGAAGATGGCAGTTACGGAAACGCAGATGGTTTGACTATTATGGAAACAACCCATTGGGACGATACCGACTGGGCAATCATTGAAAGCGCATCAGATTGGGCACGCCCTGAAGTTGCACGAGTTTTAACAGAGTCGTATGAACCTGGAGCAAATGAGGAGGCACTTCGTGCCAAGCTTGACGCCCTGGGTGTAGACCTGACAGAATACGAGAAGTAAAAAACTTCGGGAGGTTTCTTCGTCGTTTCCTCCTGAACACCGACCTGAGCCATGTCGTGATAAAACTGGCTCACTTTTCATTTCCCCCCTCGACCACCAAGATGGCTAGTAGAGGAGTTGAAGTTATTACGAAGTCCACTACGCGTATTGAAAGCTCCACGACACGCCGAACCAAATGGATTTGACAAATGCAGGGAAGTGATGCAATACTTATCTCAATGACGAAAGGACACCCAATGAACAAGTTTTACAATCAAGATGTCATTGAAGTAGATGGCATTTTATTTGGAACACTAGAAGCTGCAATCAAGTGGCTCGAAGTGGACTGGCGTGATTGGACAGGAGTAGGTCGAGATGACGACTACTCACTTATCGAAGTTGTTAGCAACGATAAGGGAGATGTAGTAATTCGATACTTCGATGTCATGGACTACGACGACAATGGTCGTGCCATCACAGAACCTCGTGAAATGACTTTTGAAGTCAAGCCAACCCAAATGATGGTGTTGGTCGCCTAAAAAAGATTTTCAAAATAATTGCAAAATGGACTTGACAAGTGCAGGAAGATGATGCAATACTTTCCATAGCAACACAAACTAGCACCAACGACGAAAGGACACCCAATGCTAGATGCAACAAAAGATGTGCAAGGGATTGCACTTTATGCGGAGTTCCGCAAACCTGGAGCGATGATGCAAATCATCATCACACCTGATGGCTATGCAGCAGATGGTAAGGAAGTTCCTGCCTCTCTGTGGCGTCGAGTGACAACTCCACTTACTCCAAAGAAACAATGGAGAAACTCAGCCCTTTCATGGCGTGCAATTTCTGACCTCAATGGTGAGCAACTTGCAAATGCTATGAAAGAAACCTTTACAGAAAATCGCATGAGTTTTGCAACTCAGTTATTTGATGGCATCAAAAATGGTGGCTGGGAAATAACTAAAGAACCAATCCTCATCGAGACTTCCAAAAAAGATTTGGAAGATGTAAAACAAAGCAAGACACCCAACAAGATGCTTTATCGCATCAACCAAACCAAAACAGCACTTGGCTTTCCTGCCGAGATAGCGTAATAAGAAAATTACAGGGAGATAAAAATGGAAACTCTAAAAGAACGCTACGCCGAAATTGGCGGAGGATTTTGGGAGACTGTCATTGAGGTAGTTTCTCAGGTTGCAAATGAAGAGGCTTCAATGCAACTCAATGCAAAGGTGACTCCAACTGGTCGCTATGTTGCTCGTGCATCAGGTGCGGAGCGTGCTCCACGCAAGCGTGCGATTGACAACGCAGTTGCAGTTGAAAACATGGAAGGTGAAGAGGCTTATCTTCGTCCAAATGGTTCTAAGTATTTTGGTCGCAAGTGGGGCATGCACTCAGATGTTCTAACTCTTCGCAAGGCTCGTGAAGCAACTGCAAAAGTTTTTGCAGGTTCTGCTGGCTCTCCAATGTTTGCACTTCTGTATGGTGCTCCAGGTTGTGGCAAGACTGCACTCGTTGAGGCTGCGTATTCAGATGTCTACACCTTGATGGGAACTGGAGACACAGAAGTTGCTGACATGATTGGTGGCTATGTGCAAACACCTGCTGGTGGTTTTGAGTGGGTTGATGGCGACTTAGTAAAAGCTGCGGAAACTGGTGGCGTTTATTTCATTGACGAAATTGGTTTGATTGACCCTAAGGTTCTTTCAATCGTTTATGGTTTGATGGACGGACGCCGTGAACTTACAATCACAGCGAACCCTGAGCGAGGAACTATCAAGGCTCACCCTGAGTTTTTTGTAGTTGCCGCCACTAACCCGAACGCTCCTGGAGTTCGTTTGTCTGAGGCTCTGCTCTCTCGTTTCACCTTGCAGGTTGAAATGACTACCGATTGGGCTCTTGCTCGAAAGTTAGGAGTGCCTACTGCACTCGTGACTGTTGCTCAGAACTTGGCAAAGAAACAACTTGCAAGAGAAGTTTCTTGGTCTCCTCAGTTCCGTGAACTAATGGCTTTCCGTGACATAGCGGAAACTTTTGGAACTGACTTTGCTATCGCAAATCTTCTCGCCGCCTCCCCTGAGTTAGACCGCCCGATTGTGGCTGATGTCTTGACTCGTGCGTATGCGGTCGAGTGTAAGCCAGCGAAAATCTAACCTTCCCTGTTTAGGTTTTCGTTGAGGAGGAGGGGCTTCATGGGTGTCGCCCCTCTTCCACCCCCTACTTGACACCCAATAACTTTTCATTATAGAATTGCATTACTCGATTGGACACCGAGACACAAACTGGAAGGAAGTAAAGACATGGCACACATCAAACACAGCGAGAGCCGTGCAAGCAATACCCCACCTGAGTGGTTGGGAGTAGGGCGTGCAGTTGGTGAACTTGCAAACAAATGGAGCGAACGCTACGACCTAATTGGTTATGTAGGAACTGATGCAGGACATGGAGCACCAGCGTGCTACAACCCTGCGCTCGCAGAAATTGAAGTAGACACAGCGATTGCTTTTGGCAAGATGGTTTCTCCTGAGATGGTTGGAGACCTCACAGAACGCTCAAAGCAATTCGAGTTCCCTAAGGCAACAGGTGCGATTATGCACGAAGCCTTCCATGCAAAGTTCTCACAATGGGATTTGGAAAAGGCTTACAAAGATTTAGAAAAAGATGAGCACCAAGCACTTATCCTCTTGGAGGAAAGTCGTATTGAAGCGCAGGGACTTTTGGCGATGCCTGAGTCTCTAAACTTCCTGCGAGCATGTGCGATGGACATCGTGATTGCAGATGCACAAGAAAAGTTTGCGAGCGCATCAAATACACAAAGCGCAGCTTTTCTAGTTGCAACAGTTCACGCAAGAATTGACGCAGGTATTCTCGAAGAGTCTGAAGTGAAAGACTTGGTCGAGTTAGTAGATGCTTACATGACTCCTGAAGTTATTGTGAAGTTGCGTGAGATTGCTGGAAAGTTTCAAGCGCACACAATGCACGCTAATGCCGAACTTCTCTATCCACTTGCTAAAGAGTGGGCAAAGATTATTCGTGAAGTTGCCGAAGAAAAAGGCGATGGTCAAGGACAAGATGGAAAGCCTGAGTCAGGTGAAAAAGGCGAAGGCAGTATGTCTTCCGAGTTTGCAAAGATGTTGATGGACGCACTAGAAGAAGCAGGTGCGGTAATTTCTATTGACAACGCTGATGCGCTCGCAGACCAAGAGCAGAGCGAAGAGTGGGAAAAGCAAGTAGAAGAGAAGCATGCAGATGCTAAAGAGCGTCAGAAAAATGAAGAGGTAGCAAAGCAGGTGTTCGAGAAAAGCACAGGTGTTGGTGTCTCAAAGACTTCTTCTCGTTTGCGTGAAACTCGTAAGCCAACTCCTGAAGAGAGAATTGCAGCCGTGCAGATTGCACAGTTGTTAGAGAAGGCAAAGTATCGTGAGCGTGATGCGATTGAGATTGCAAGCATCACACCTCCAGGAAGATTACGAACTCGACAGATGGTGCAAGCAAATGCACTCAAAGAGCGTGGCGTTATGAAGCAAGTCGAGCCGTTCCGTCGAACAGTTCGCAAGCACACAGACGACCCAACACTTACAGTTGGCGTGATGGTAGACATTTCAGGCTCTATGGGTTCTGCGATGAACCCAATGGCAACAACTGCGTGGGTTATGTCTGAGGCGGTTCGCCGTGTTCAAGGCAAGTGTGCGATGGTTTATTACGGCAACGATGTGTTCCCGACCTTGAAGGCTGGACAGCACCTTGAAGATGTAAATGTCTACACGGCTGAGGACGGCACAGAGAAGTTCGACAAGGCTTTCAGAGCACTTGACGGAAGCCTCAATCTTCTGAACGGAAGCGGTGCTAGACTTTTGGTTGTTGTCTCAGATGGTCAATACACTCACGATGAGCGAGAGCACGCACGCAAGTGGCTGGCTCGATGCAACGAAGCGGGTGTAGCGATTTTGTGGCTACCTTTTGATGGTGGGCACTATGCTGAGAGACTGGCACGACATGCAAGAGTTGCGGTTCTTGGTGGCGTGTTAGACCCGACTGGTGCGGCATCAGAGATTGGTAGAGCAGCGGCTGGGGAACTTACAAATGTGGGTAGGCTCAACGCCTAAACTCAATAGGTCTCTCAAAGCGGGTATGCGTCCTTCCAGCGTGTGTCCAAACCTGCGGAGAGAGTTGTGGTAAAAACGGAGAGTCCCGTCGTCCCTCACAGAAAACGGCGGGGCTCTTCGTTCTCAAAAACGACGGAGGTAAAAAATGACGATACGACCGATAGAGCTGTTGGAAGACATGACAGATTATGAAGTTGTTTGGGGTGCAGGCTTACCCCTGGAACCAAATCAAACAGCATCAGATTTCTATAAGCACAGCAGCTCGTTTATTTGCGAGGTAAAAAAGAACGGGTTTGTAGTAGACATCAACTGTGATGGCGACATGCGGTATCACAGCGAGCGCCATAAAATTCTTATCACGGACGGCGTTGAGCTCATAGCCTATGAATACGACACAGATAAAAAATTCACAGATGCCGTTGAGGCTGGGGATTTGCAACACATGTATAACCCGTGGTTCGATTTGTATGTGCGGGGCGAACATCTTGATTGCGTGACTCATGACATCAACGAAGCGCTGCAAAGTGCGAAGGCTTGGCTTGAAGAAGAAATTGCCAATGCAAAACAAATTGAAGACACGATTGACATTTCTGCATAGAGATGTAATAATTACCTAGCACGGCAAAAACGACGAAAGGACACAGGCTATGCATGTTGGACAAATACTTCTTGTAGAGGCAGAGAGCCATGAAGAAGCAGCAGACAAAGTAAAGAGTGCGGTTCAGTATTCCGAAACACCAAATCCGTCTTGGTCTGACTGGAACGAGATTGGCGGTCGCTGGTCTGACTTCTTCGGTAAAGGTAAAAATGTTTTGCGCTACACAGAGAACACGGAGCTCGCTGAACAAAAACTTGGCGAGTGGATTGCGTGTAGAAACACCGAGATAAAAAGATATTACTCAGAGGTCGAGAACTTCAATCTTGCTGGAGTTGTTGCGACCTATGATGCTGAAGCAGACTGGAGAAACTTCTTTGGTCAGACTTCAATGGATTTGTGGAAACTTAGCAAGTTGGCAAAGTTGTTGTCTGATGATTGGACTTGCGATAGTGCGGTCTTCGACCTAGAGGACTACACGGCTAACCTAAAGCGTTTCCGCGAGCGCGTTGCGGTCGCACCTGAGATGCAATACCTCGTCATAGTGGATTTCCACTTCTAAAATTGCGACACGCCGAGTGCAGGAAGGTTCTTGACATCTCCCTGCACTTGGTGCAATAATAGAACCATAACGACGAAAGGAAGCTCTAATGGCAACAAACACAAAGGCACGAAAGCAAGTAATGATTTACATTGGTTGCTGGTTGTGCGGTGAGACATTTCAGATTGCAGAAAGAGATTACAACCACGGCGCATCTTGCGACAAATGTATAAAGGGGAAATAAAAATGGCGATACAAGGTATTTCAGCAACAGACAAAACAGTAGTAGTGGGAACACCAAAATGTTCTTGGTGCGGCGACATTGGCGAAGTAGAAGTTCCTACCGCTGGTTTCTTCGCTAGAGAACTTGGTGCATCTATTCAAGATGCCTATCCAGATTTGGACAAGGCTTTGCGTGAGCAGATTGTTTCTGGCACTCACCCAAATTGCTGGACAGAAATGTTTGGAGGTTCTCACTAATGAAAAAGTATTCGGTTGTAGTGAAGGCAAATGTTCACACAGTCTGGGAAGCAGAGACTGAGCAGGAAGCAATCCTTATGGCAGAGGCTTGGACGGCAGAGGAATACGGCAATCTCGTTCACAAGGCTAATTTCGAGGTTGCGGAAGTCTCCTAATTCCGTTATCAAACTGTTATAAAAAAGATGCGGTTTCGACTTGCATAGTGCAGGAAGGTCGTGTAATGTAGTTCTTGTTAGGGAAACCTAGCAAAAAGTCCCCAACAATGGGTTCGGGATAATGACATAAAGAAAAGGAGTCTTAGTTATGTCTAAGGCAACAGTTGCAGTAAAGGTAGTAAAGGCAGTAGAAGTTGAGAACACAGCAGTAGAGCTCAACAAAGAAACCCAAGCGGCAATCAACGAGTTCGTGGCAACACGCACAATGATTACCGAGTTGGAAAAGACCAAGAAGGAACTTGAAGCAAAAATCAAGGAAGTTCTTGGAGATGCCGAAGTTGGTATTGTAAACGGCGAAATCCGAATTGAACAAAGCAAGCGTTCACGCACAGGTGTGGACTCAAAGAAGTTGGCACTTGCTTTCCCTGAGGCTTACGAAGCCACACAGACCACCACAGATTATGTGGTTCTGGTTGTGAAGTAATCCCCTATTTCACACCGAAGCCCCTCGACTCTCCCCCAGAGTCGGGGGGTTTCTCTTTGTCTGCAAAATGTCAGTCCCTTATGTAATGATGATAGAACTATGGAGAACACAAACAAAGCAAGTGAATACGCATACAAAGCCCTTATGGGTAGCATCTTCGGAACTGCAAAGCCAGTAGACGAAAACCCGATAACAGCCCAGCACCGCATCGAGTGGTTGCACGAACATTTCACCAATGATGAAATCTGGGAATTGTTCGACACACTCAAGTGGGAACAAGAACTGAATAACTAAGTAAAGAGAAAACCCCTCAGCAAAAGCTGGGGGTTTTTCGTTTCCAGGCAGCGCAGCGTGCAGGTAAAAAATCTTCGAGGTAAAAAATTGGTGGAAATCTGCGCTCGCCAGGCGCAGACCCACAGCAGCTCAGCTCAGCTGGAGCTTGAGTTGTAGATGTTGTTTAGTTGTTGAGCAGCAAGCTGAGCTGCATTTGCACAAAAAGAACAAAACTCTTTGTGTGCGGGTGGTAGTTGGTCGTTATCAGAAACGATAAAAACCTTGTTGCACCCTGCGGGTTCAGACCCACAGAAGTAGTTGAAGCAGAAGCGTGCTTCTTGGTATGTGCCGTCAGCCAGCAAAGCCCAGAGCGTGCCGTGAGAGCCTTTTTCAAGGCGTTTGTATTCCGTCATTAGTTCCTCCCTTCACTTATATAACTCCGCCTTAGCGAAACTTTTGTTAAAAGAAATGGGGGGTTTTTGGTGTGAGATAAAACACCCTAGAAATCCCATTGACTTTTGACCTCCTAAATCGTCTATATAAGTAAGGGGCAAAACAATTTGACCCTTAACACAGGAGGAAAAAATGGACTACTTAGAAACTAGCGCTTGGTGGTATCCACAAGTCAAGACCATCTCACGCCGTCAGCAGGGGGCTGCCATCAAGCCTCCTAAGCGCAAGACTCGTGGGGTTAGGGTCTGCGGTTGCGGGGAGAGGCTATCTATCTACAACCCAGAGAAGTCTTGCTTCCAATGCCAAGAGAAGGCGACACGCCGAAAGAAATAAACTTGACAAAGTGCAGGGAAATTGTAGAATAGACACATAAGTTCAGAACAGGGAGAAAAAGATGAACGACATAATGAAGCTGGTTCTACAAGAGATGAACCAAATCTGTATTGAGTGCGGACGAAAGTTCGACATGTTTGATGAAGAGCAAGCTGCCGAGTGGCATGCTGGTCACGATTGCGAGGTGGAGTAATGAGTGAAGATACAGTCACTTTAGAAGTTAGCGGTAGAGAACTTGCAATTCTTACCGAAGGTGTAAGTGCAACTATGCAACTGCTATCCAAGCATTTGGAAAAGCACCGCAACCACAAAGATTATTCAATGGATAAGTTGTTTGTGATTATGGAGATGTATGCACAGACAGGAGAGTTGTGGGCGAAACTCCACAAGACTGCTGGTATTAGTCAAGAAGAAATTGCAGAATACTTAGAAGAGCAGGAGAAGTAAAAATGGTTCCACGCTATGTTTATCATGCAACTGCGGTTTGCAATCAAGAAAGCATTGAGCGAGAAGGTCTTCGTTCTAACTTTGGTGAAGTGTATGCAGGTGGAAGCCCAGAAGATTGTTTGACCTTCATGGGTTTCAGATTGCTATCGCACTTTCACTACGGTAAAAAAGGTGATGCACCAGAGTTTGTAGTGCACGACAGAATTATCGTGTTCAAGATAGATACAAAAGCTACCGACAAAAAGAAGTGGGAAGTTGGCACAGACCACAACCCTGAGTTCTTTGGGGACGCTACATCTTGGGTCTATCGAGGTTCAGTTCCAAGAGAAGCAATTATTCATGTGACAGAGTATGCGCCAAGAGAAGAAGTGGTGGCGTAGTGAGCGAAGAAGTTATGTATTGGAGTGACCTTGCGGAATTGACTCACGAGACACAGGTGGAGAAGTTTGGCTGGTGCAGCTGCGAAGACAACGAGGGAAATGAAAACCCTTATGCGGATTGCCCAGAACCAAAGTAAAAAATAACAAACGACAAAGGAGACAAAATGAAGCACGAACACAGAGTTGCCATTATGGTGACATCACAGGTAATCATGGACATCGAAGCAGAGAACGACATCGAAAGCATCAGAAAAGAAGCTATTCGTAGTTATGCAAGTGGCGAAGGAAATCAAGAGACGGGCTTTGCTATTCCGCAGAGCGTTGTTCTCTACCCAATGTTGGAAGAGGGACAAGAGCCACCAAAGGGGAGTTTGTATCCTGCACCGACTGAATTGCAGATTGACCCAGAAGACTTTGCGTCAATTAACATAACCAAGATTATGTATCCGAGTAAGTAAAAATGTCGCTACCTGAGATTGACCACATCAAGCTGACGAAGGAAGTTGTTTTTGTTGGTGACTATTTCACTCTGATGACCACCGTAGTTCTTGACGAGAGTTTGCGGGAGGAAGGCGAAGACGACCACGACTTTGCATCAAGACTTGCAAATGTTTGGCTGAAGGAACACTACGGCTGGGACATCGCTGCGGTCTCACATGAAATTGGTGTAGGCATTGAAGATGACGAGGACGAAGAAGACTAAACGCGCTCGCCGTGGAAATCACTAGGTAAAAAATCATTTATCCTAGAGTTCCACGGGAACTGCTCGAGCTCGTCTCGCACCCGTGATGAGATGGGTTCTACCTCCCATCGCATCTATCTCCCTACTCCCTGAGGGAGATAGGTGTCTAAAGTCCAGTTCATTATAGAGAGCCCCTCTTCGGAGGGGCTTTCTTTTTCCCAATCAAACCCCCTGCGCTGTTATACAGTAGACCTATGTTGAGACCAAGCATTGTTGATAAATCGTTCCACTCAAATGGTGGAGCTTCGCCTTTTGTTGCAGCAATTATTGACGACCCAAATGATGGGGAAACCAAACTTGTTGTGATGTTCGAGGAGGAAGGCTGCGTTGCGGTTCTTTCTTTAGACAGAATCATTGACGAAGAAGACATTTCAGCAAAGCACAATGCACATCATCACGCCGACAAGCATGAAGATGAGCTGCGTGATTTGCTTTGGGAAGACTAAAGGTAAAAAATACATAGCTGCTGCGCTGCAGCTCCAGGGAGAAGAGAACAACTTGACAACGCTTGCAGCAATCCAGGGTGAAGGTTGGGCAGTTATTGGCTACGACAGCCGAGTAACTGAAGACAATCGCATCTTTGTGCTGCCGAAAGATGCTGGCAAGGTGGTAAAAAATGGCGCATACATCTTCGGAGCTGCTGGCGACATGCGTGCGGTCAATCTACTTGCACATACTTTTAAGCCTCCAGTCCCAGCTGCCTCAGACTATGGCGTCAGACTAGATAAGTTCATTTCTTCCAAACTTGTTCCTGCACTAAAACAATGTTTTGATGACGCTCAATACGGGGAAAAGGGTGAACAAGACTCCTCCGTATTGGTGGTTGTGCACGGACGCATCTATGAAATTGGTGGTGGCTACGACTGGGCTCTTGATGAGTCAGGGTTATACGCCATGGGGTCTGGAGCTGAATACGCTCTGGGTTCAATGCACACAGCTTTCGAAGGTAAAAAACGCACCATAGGCACAGCTCGCAGCGTCGTTAAAGCTGCGGTTGCCATCTCAGCTCGCCTCGACCCATCAACTGGTGAGCCAATCTATGTAATCTCCCAGTCTGGGTAGTTCGTTCAGTCATTTGGGGGACAGCTCGACACTTCCAAATAACTTTCCTAAATGGACTTGACATCTTCCTGCACTTTCTGTTATTCTTTCTATAACGACGAAAGGACACACAATGTATGGATTACCAGATAGCGCAGTAGTTGGGACAATCAAGCGTCTCAATGGGCGTCGCAGAAAGAGCACTACCGAAGTTGGCTGGGAAGATTTCTTCTTCTTAGTAAATGCGGTAAAGCATTTTCGCGCTCGCCGTAGAGCACAAAAAGCTCGTGCTCAGTTCTATAAGAAGAACGGCTACTACAAGCACTAATCTGCATTTGACAAAGTGCAGGGAGGTATGAAATAATAAATACATCAACGACGAAAGGAAGAAAATGAAGAAGGTAGCAGAAATGACAGATAAAGAGTGGGAAGACTTAGAGGTTGCGTCAGCGCAAGTTCTATGGGAAAACCTCAATGCGGAAGAAGAAGATTTAGTAAATCTTGAAAGACCTGACTATGGTCAATCTGGACGACGCTACTACGACCCATTGTGGTCAGAGGTTCTCAATGGACTTTGGCAAGGTGGAACAGATGACCTTGATGTTGATAGACAACTAAAAGTTCCAATGATTACAACAAAAAACTTCGACACAGTTATCACAATGTATGCGGACGCTAATCCTGTTGATTGGTTTGTAAAAGAATTCCGTTATGGAGTTTGGGATTCAGACATCAACAAGATGAATACCGCAGAGTTGTTTGACATTGTGCGATTGGCTCACGCCGATTGGAAGCGTGGCAAGCGAGTTCTTATTCGTTGTCAGGCTGGTTGGAATCGTTCAGGACTCATTACAGCATTGGTTCTTATTCGTGAGGGTATGGGTGCTCGTGAAGCCATTGACCTTATTCGTGAGACTCGAAGCGAGTGGGCACTATGCAACAAGTCTTTCGAGAAGTTCTTACTTGAACAAGACCCGAAGGTTTGGCAAGGCGATTCATACGGAAATGACACGCCGAAGAACTAATTCCTTGACATAGTGCAGGAAGATTGCAACAATTATCCTGCACTACAAAATGACGAAAGGAAAACAGAAATGACAACTTACACAATGCTTATGGACAGGAAATACATCTTGCGCCGTCGCTGGGCGTTCGCGCTCGCGGTTGTGCTTGCGGTTATTGCGTTTATGGGTTTGTATTATGTTTCAACTCGCATCTGGTGGGTTGAGGGTCAAGGCTATTGCTTTGACACAATGGAAAAGTGTTTCCCAGAAATGTTTGGGAAGTAGATAATGACGAAAGGTAAAAAATGAAGAGCACTCGCATCGCTGAACAAGCTGCGGAACTCTACAACAAGGGCATGGCAATCGAGACGGTTGCATCTGAACTTGGAGTGGCGTATAGAACAGCAAGAAAGGCAATCAACATGAAAGGAGTGACACTTCGTGACCCAAGTGCAAGATTGGTTGGTAGGACTCGTCCAGACAAGCAAAGGACGACTCAAAATGCCTAAGGGAATCGTTTGGACTGCGGTTATCTCTGCGCTCGCTGGTGTGGGCTCAGTTATCTCTGCGGTGCTAGGTGAAAGTGAGTTTGTGGTTGCACTTGGCTTTATGTCGGTGGCATCTGCTCTACTTGCATCAAGAGAAAAGTAGGACTTGACTTTCCTGCAAAAGTCAGGTAGGTTATGTAATACAGAATACGGAAGGACAAAAATGACACAAGTATTAGAAGTTGCATCTGAGAAGCAGGTGAAGTTTCTTGACGACCTTATGGTTCAGAAGGAAATCCCTGCGGTTATCCTCAATGTGTTTCTTGAACAGAAAGCTGCGCTTACCAAGAAGCAGGCATCTGGTTACATCTCGATGTTTCTAGGTTTCCCTGAGGCTGAGGTAAAAAAGGTTGATGCTGGGTTAAATCCTGAGTTGGAGCTGCGTCAGCGTCTATTTGCGGAACTAAATGAGGCACTTCAGACAATCCCTAAAAGCAAGTATGCAATCCCTGTGGAGGAGTTGATGCTTGACTTTATGAAGCAACCCGTTCATGGAGACCTCGTGTTCCTTGAAGTCAAGGAATACATGAAGCGTCTGCAAATGAACAAGTTGTTTGGTTCAGTAGGAGCGTTCACTCGTGTACGACCTGCTGTGGAGGACGCCCTCGCATTTGTGCGGGTAATCCAGAAAGACCCATACAAGTATGCACGCAAGTTTGCTGAACATTACAAATGCTGTGGCAAGTGCGGTGCTGAACTCACAGACCCGCGCTCGCGGGAGTTAATGCTCGGTCCAGACTGCCGAAGGGCGTTTGGGTTCGTGAGATAAGTCACAAAAAAGACCCCCTAGACCTACGCTTAGAAGGTCTGGGGGGTTCTTTGACCCTCTGGTAAGGTTTATACATGAATGACGCATTAGACAAATTGACATCTGGGCTTTCGGTAGCCCCAATGGTTGCGTAATCCTGCAACCTGCCCCTATCCCCTAAAGAAGGAGTACCGAATGAAATCATTTCGTTTCCACCCAGAAGCAATCGTGTTTGGAATCTCTATTGCTCTACTAGCAACAACAGTAACAATCGCTGCGGCTCAGGCAACAGCAACAACTGAAGCCAACATAGCTGCTGCGGCTATCCAAGAAGAACAAAGACTAGAAGCTCTAGTTGCTGCTCGTGAGGTAAAAAAAGTTAGCCGCCTTCAGGAGCTAGCTGCAACTAGAGAACAACTTAACCCTCTGGAGCTCAAGGAGCTGCTTAGCCTCGTTGGGTTTGAGGGCAAAGCACTGAAGGAAGCATGGGCTATTGTGATGAAGGAGTCCACTGGGCGTCCTAAGTCTCACAATGGCAACTCGAATACAGGTGACAACTCATACGGGCTCTTCCAAATCAACATGATTGGTGGACTCGGAGATGACCGCCGTGAGAAGTTTAATTTGAAGCAGAACTCTGACCTCTGGAACCCAGTCCTCAACGCCCAGATTGCTCATCACATGAGTAATGGAGGAGAAGATTGGGGCTCATGGGGTATAGGTCCTAACGCTTACAATGGTGGTAAGGCTGGCTCGTTCTATAAGTGGCTAGACCAATACCCCCAAGGAAAGTAGGACTTATGGAAGAGAACAAGGAAGTAAAGGCTGAGCCAGTTGCGCTCGCCGTAGAACCAGTGACTATCCCTGCGGTAGTTGTAGAAGCAAAGCCAGAACCAGTCAAGGAACCTGAAGTTGTTGTGAAGAACGAAGCTCCAGCAGCTCCAGCTCCAGCTGTTGCTGCATCTGAAGGTAAAAAATTGGCAGGAGCTGGTGTATTCGTGCAGCTCTCAGCTCTTGTGCACGGGTCTCGTGTAAAGAACTCTCGTTCAGTTGCATCTGTTCAGTCCAGACTCATTGAGCTTGGTTTTTCTGATGCGGGTGAGGACAACCGAGGAACCTTTGGTGATTCAACACTCGAGGCTCTCACTGCGTTTCATAAAGACTCAAAAGTTAAAGCAGATGCGTGCACTGACGAACCTGTCATTGTTGCGCTGTTTAAAGGCACTGCGGTAGAAGTTATCGCTTAGTTTTTCCCCATCAACGCCCAGTATCTCTCTTACCATTAGAGGTGCTGGGCGTTGTTGCGTCCTTGCACAACGCTTAGGTGCGACCATGGAAGGACGGCACTTATGGCAATAAATAAAGGAAAGACTGTTCAGATTCTCAATAGAGTCTTGGCAGTGTTTGCAGCATCAGGTCTGTCGGTAGTTGGTGCTGGCGCAATCGCTGGCGTCGAACTATGGCAGGCAATACTGATGGCAGGTATCGGTGGAGTTGCGACTGTGGTTGAGGGACTAAGTCGTGCTTATCTACAGGACGGAAAACTAACTTCGGAAGAAATTAACGAAGTGTTTAATGCGGTAGACAAGAAGAACTCATCTCGAAAAGCTGCGTCTTCAGGGAACTAGAACTGCAGACGAGGAACCTCTGGGGTATTTTTTACCTCAGGGGTTTCTCCATTTAGCGAGCGCAAAAGAAAACCCCCACATCTCTGCGGGGGCTTTCTTGTTTCTTCCTCTTACGGATAGAGGAGGTCAAGGCAGAACTGGCTCATGTCCTCTGTTGCAACCTTGCACATCTCTGGAGTTGTTGCGTTGTCTAGGAACGCCCACAACATTATGAACGCTGTGAATAGTAGCGTGCCGATAACCACACGCCCCCTCTTGTTAAGTCTTACGCCCATTAGGTCTTCTACTAGATTTATCATCTTTACCACTCCTCTACATTTCGCTCAATGTCACGAGTGTCGCCACATGTAGGGCACTTCCACTCGTAGTATTCGGTGTCGTGTGCTAATTCAATTTCAACTTCTGCCTCAATGTCTTCAACTTCAAACATCTTGCACTCTTCGTTGTAACAAGCCTCTGCACGAACTGAGTCGAACGAACGCCCGCCTGCAATTGCGTATTCGTTTCCTGTTACGCCTTCTGGGTAGTAGCCTGACATTTTGTTTCCTTTCGTCGTTTCTTGCTTGTAGGTCAATCTTCTCAAACCTTCCTGCACTTTGTCAAGTCTATTCTGCATTTATTTTTTCGGCGTGTCGCAAAAGAAAAAGCCCCCCTTGCGGGAGGCTCTCTCTTTGTAGGTCTTAGGCTGAGGTGTTTGCGAAGATAGGAGTTTCTTCCTTGACCTCTTCCTTGACCTCTGGGTGATTCAGAACAATGTCAAGGACTTCCTGAGCACTCATCTCTCGGTGAGGCTCGCCGTAGGTCTCCTCCATGATTACGACCTTCTGGATAGGTGCGGTAGCACCTAGGAGCAACTCACGAACCTGAGCCTTCGTGTCGATAATGTAGTAGTAAGTAGTGCCCTTGATAGTTACTGCGGTTCCGTATGCTGACATTTTGTTCCCCGTTTCGTCATTTGTATAAGCTTTCTGCTTATGGGATAAAGGTAACTACCTTCCTGCACTTTGTCAAACTGATTTCCCTGCGTGTCGTATAACGCTTTGATAACGAAAAAGCCCCCCTTGCGGAGGGCTCTTCCCGTCAAGTCTTAGAAGACTACTTCGATTCGTGGCTCGATAATCTGTGCCACCTGTTGAACCATCATGCGGATTTGGTCTGCGGTGTCTTTGTCGAGTCCAAGGGTGTAGCCCTCCTCATCTGTGCCACCTGTGAAGACTATGTCCCCAACTGTGTAGTCTGTGTGAGCCCCAAACCTCTTGTCCCATGCGAACTGTGCGTATGGGTTATGCGGTAGTCCCTCAAGTTTCCCTTCTTCGTTAAGCCACATAGTGAGAGATTCATCTAGGTCAATAGCCTGCACCCACCCACCTACGGCTGTCTGTAGGGTCTGTAGGCTGTCTGCGGTTAGGTCTAGGTCTGTGACCTCACCTGTTGTCTTTATCTGTATCGCTAGTTTCATGCGGGTTACCTTTCCTGCCAATTGTCTTGTTCTACTGCTATGCCCATGCGGTCGAGTGCTTCGACTGCTTCCTGCTCTAAAGCCTTGTCTATAGACACATAGGCTTCCTCTTCATCTGACCATGTATTAGTTTCAATCTCCATGGCTCTGCGTATCCATTCCCTTGACCCATCACCATCAAACCAAAAGGTCTTTGTTTCGTGGTTATAGGCAACTACTAGGTGTGTGTGCTTAGGCACCTTGTATCCCTTCGTCGTTTCGTAGGCTTGTCCTACTACCTCAATCATAGTATCTACCTGCACTATGTCAAGTCCATCTTGACTAGGTGTGTTGCTCTAGGTGTATGACTAGCAATCTAGGTATGAGAGTGTTAAGCCTTATGCACTAGCACAAGCCTCTGACATTTGCATACAACATCTCAACAACTTACTCACATGACTAGTCATCACAACATCTAACTCATCTCACATAGTTATTTCTATAAACATTTATCACTTAAATAATTAACACAAACATTTATTCTTTTTAATTTTATTATTTCGTAACTAAATAATGGCAGAGAGATTACAAAAAATTCTTTAGGCATGTCCACGAGCTAAATTTGCACAATAAAAGCTCCACAAAAAAGCAGCAAGAATCTTCAGAAAAATAATCTGGAAACGATTTGGAAAAGTCCCAAAATATACGAAAGCCGTCTCACAGGCCAAAAGCATTTTAAAGGAAAGGTTCATTAAATCGCCTGCTTCGTACAATGATTCAGGTCCTCTTTTCCCGTACGCTTCCGTAAAAAACCTGTACGATAGGTGGATGGACCAGAGAACTTTATTACCGCAGGATGAGGTAGCGTTTATCGCTGCTTTACCGCGCCCCGAAGCTGAGTCCCGCCTACGCTCCCTTTGGGAGGCTGGTTGGTCTTTGCAAGTTCTTGGCAACTCCCTCAACCCTCAACGTCCGAAAACAACCATTCACTTCTGGGTAAAGCGAGCCACGCCTCTAGAGCAGCAGAGAGCAATCCCTGCTCCTCCACCAAAGTCACTTACGACTTCGGTACCCACTAAGTCAGCCCCTCGCCTACGCTCCATCAGCCCAGGAGTGCCTGCAGATATGCGTACAAGGCTTAAGCAGTTAAGCGACCTAGCCAAGCGTTATAGGGCTAAGACAGCCCCTGATAGTCCTCTGGCTCAGGCTAATGATGAATTAACTTCTATCGCCCGCACACTCCGCTCTATGGGAGTCCCCACAGCGTCTATCGCTGAGGCTGCAGGAGTTTCCTACCGTGCTATGGCAAGAAGGTTGAGCAAGTAGTGAGTCGCCAGTACAAAACTCTTTCAGGCACTTACAGCGAGGAAGAACTTGCCATCGTTGTGTGGATAAACCCGAAGTCTAGAAGCAATCGTCAGAGTCGAGCCCTTGAGACTATGACTTCAGAGACAAGCAGTTATCCAATGGCTTTCCCTATCAAGTCTCTTACCTCAAACCGTTCATGGCGTAATGCCACTCTTGCTAAAACTAAAGAAGAAGTTTTTGAGTTAATTCAGAAGACCGAACGTACCCGTCCGCTACTTATCCCTCTGAGTCTTGCTAAGACAGCCCTAGGTTGGGAAGAGTTTTACATACCTTCGGAGTACATCAACTGATGCGCAAAGCAATTGACGTTTTTCCAGCACTTATCAAACTTGCCCCTCCAGGCTCACTCGAGGACTTTACTCAACTACAGACAAAAGGCGATTCTCCTCAGGGAACACGCCGAGTAGATAGAAGCAGGGCTGTAGTTATTAATGACATTCTCATCATTGCTCAAGACGCTCCAGAAGGCCCGATAGTGGTTTTCAAGGAGCAAGTCGAGGATATGACTCAGGAAGGTAAAATAAGCCATATCTTGACGGTCTCAGGCAAGATTATTGCCATAACCAGAGATGACAACTGTGGCTGTGGCTCAAGGTTGAGAGGGTGGAATCCTTATGGTTCTGCCATTGTAATGTCGAGCGAGGACCCTTCATGATTGGTTGGTTCGAGTTCGCAGTCTTAGGTCTAGCGACCTATCGCATCACGAGACTAATAACGCGAGACGTTATTACCGAGGGCTTTAGAAATTGGTGGTGGAAGCACTTTCCACCAGAGACTAAAAAGCTCGGTTATCTACTAACCTGTGAATGGTGCCTATCACTTTGGATAGCATCAGTTCTCACAGTCTTTGCTATCATTACTACAGTAACTATTGCTGTGGCTTTGGTATTTGCCCTATCCGCAGTAGCAGGGCTGTTAACTGCGTATGAGGATAAGTAACTTCATGCTCCGTAACAAACATGACGAGGAGAATCGCCAATGAGCGTATTCAAAAAAGAAGAGCCAGCAGTAGAGTCAGCGACTCCTGCTACTACGCCGAAGCCTCGTAAAAAGCGTTCAACTAATCGCTCCACTCAGGTAGTTATAAAGCAGCAGACTCCAAAGCCTTCTGGTCTTTCATCAATTTTCACTGCAAATTCTAGTTCTCCACAACCACTTTCTTACAACTCTCCACGTTCCATGACCGCTGCTGCAGCGCAGGTTAAGGTCAATGACAAGGGAGAATTTGAGCAGTTTAAGTCTCGTCGCTCAGCATCATCATCTGCATGGCAACAAGAGGCTTGGGAATACTACGACGCAATTGGTGAAATTAAGTATGCCTTCAATCTTGTTGCATCTGTTGTTTCTAGAATCCGAATTTTCGCCGCTGCTGTTGATGATGCATCACAGGCCCCCGTTTCGGTAAACGAATCTCGCGTTGTAGACCAAGGTCTTGCATCTGCTGCAGAGCGTGCACTTGAGCGTCTTAACTCTGC